GTCATACATTATTTGTGAAGGGTTGTGTGTCCATTCCCCCGGAGCTCCGTAAAGCCTTGTGTTTATAACTGATCCATCCAACCCGCTAGAAGGCGGAGAAATTACTATTCCAAGACCAGAACCAACCACCACTTCAGGATTAAATACCCCAGAATGCTTAGGCAGTGTATAACCACTTCCAAATCTTTGATTAGCCTTTGTCTGAGAATCTCTATCTGGAATGCTTGTAACAGCCCCATAAATTTGGAATTCAGAGGTAGGCGTAAAGTAGACTGTTATTTCTTCAGACTGTTCTTGGTTTGTCCCAAGGTCTAAAGAAAACCTAAAAAGCTTGTCTGTTTTTTCTAATATTTGAAATGATGTAGAAAGGGTACTTGTAGAGCTCAGTACTACAGGTTCCCCTGTAAGTTGTTCCCAAAGCAATTCGTAATTTCTTAGGTTTGTTGTGTCGTTAACAACTGCTTGAAGATCGTAGGTGCCTCCAAGATTTTTTATTAACAGGTATACTGTTTTGCCTGCAGTATAGAGTTTTACTCTACGACGTTTTTGCGTGTATCCAACGTATAGTGGCATATCACAGCACCGTGCAAGGAACGACTGTACAACATCCTACCAAGTTGATGGCTATATCTCTAATCCTCTCATCAGCAAGTCCTAAACCCACCTCAATCTGAAGCTTGTCTCCAGGTATGATTATTGTTGAGTCCATTGTTATCACGCCTGCAAATGCTTCAGGTTGAAAAACAATAGTGCCTACTGCAACTCCATTTTTAGTAATGTTGAGAGTAAGAGCAAAAAACTCAGCTGTAGCTTCACATATTGCCCGAGACCCGGGAGCGTCTGTAGCAATAGTGATAGTCCTAGAAGCTACAAAGCTCCCGTATAGCTCACCAGGGACAACGTAGCCTTGAAGGTAGTAGTTGATGTCGTATGGAGCTGGCTTGCCTATATCGTCTGAATAAGGAGACGTTACGGTCGTGTTGTCGAACACGTACATCTCTACTTTAGAAAGAATCTGGTATTGATTTGCCGTACCGGTAACCAAACGAATACGCCAAAACCCCTCTAGTGAGGGGGTGATGACGTATGTAACAACACCGTTAGTTACATCAGTTGGAGGTGTGTAGTCTTGTGCAGCTATCGCAGCTGGAGTGTAAGACGTGTTTCCATTAGGGTCGATGATTAGAAGATCAAGCTCTCCAAGAGTTGGGGGGGATACTGTCGCCAGTATTTCCCATTCAATCGTCGTAGCTTTCCCTAATAGATACACAGGCGGTTACTCTTCAGTTTGTTGACGAGAGTAGCTTATAGCAAATTTCTTCACAGATACAGGAACCTTATTACCAGTACGCTTTCCAGCAACGATTTCATCTTTGTGCAAAGTAATCCGAGTGCTTTCAGCAATATCGATCAAAGCTTTTTCCAACTCAACAGGTACGTCGAGAGGAACAATTTTTGATAGACCAAAATATTGATTTTCAAAACTCAAGTTAACAGTTGTCATTACATCGTTTTCACGACTGTCTTTGTTGGTCAAAGTGACAATGTGTGTTTTGAAAGCTTTTTTGCGAGCTTCTGCAATTTTTCGTCGCAGCATAATTTTTTTGGACGGTTTACGTCCAGCATTTTCTTCTTCAGTTTTTTGCATAGCTTTTTGAAGCTCTACTTGTGCAGCAGCTTCTTCTTTAGCCGCTCTCTCTAAAGCTGCTTCTTCTGATGCTTCAGCTTCAAGTTCTTCAGCTGTAAGTTCGTATTCTTCTGTGTTTGTTTCTTCAGTAGATTCTTCTTTGTTTTCTAGGGCCTCATCTACCATACGTGACAACTTTTCACTTGGGATGTTCTTTGGGAAATCCAAACCGAGTTCTTCGGCTTGCTTCATCAGATCTTCGCGGTCAGACATATTAAATCCTGATAGGTTGTTTAACGGTTAAATAGACACCCCCGTAGGGGTGCCCATTACTGCTCTAGCAGACTACCAATCATTTACTGAGAAGCAGCTACCATCATCTTCATAAGACGCTCTTCACGCAGAATGATACCTGCATACCACATGTTGTAGCTGAAGAAGCCTGTGGTGCCGAACGGGTTGCTAAGCTCAATCTTCGATGGTGCCTGAGAATTGAACTTAATCTTGCCGTGACCTTTTAGACCTACAGTTGCAAAAGCACCTTTTGTCGGGAACAGGATAGGAAATACGTCAAAACGGGTTTCGCCGCTAGAGTAGTCCGAAGTTCCAGTAAAAGTGTTCATTGCAGTTGCTGAGGTAGCATCCAGAGCCGTATAAGACAAACCACCAGCATAGCCAGTGGGTACAACTGCACCTGCACTACGGTAGCTGAGAGCGGTCTCAGACTCGATGAACCGCACATCACCCATTGCACCAACTTCGCCTTCAGCCAAGTTAGAAGCACCAGAGTACTTGTACGCAGGGATGTAAGCGAATTCGGTAGTACCGTTTTCACTAACACTGCCACGAACAACGTTTTCCAGATCAAACTTCACTTCAGGACCGACAATAGCGTAGAACGCTTTGTTGACAGTACGAGTGTCGATTTTTGTGGAACCGGTAACAATGCTTGTGTTCTTTTCAGCACGGTTACGAACCAGCTTACGAACACCCTTACGGATGAGGTCGTAATTGATCTGTGCAAAGGAATCTTCAGAATCATCAACTGCAGTGATTTCGTCACCAACAGTAGACAGAGAAGTACCCGCACCAGCGTACATCACAGTGGTAGTAGCCAGCATGTCCAACTGAACCAGGTCTTCAGAACGCTGATTAGCAAGTTTGCCGAGCTCTTCACGGTAATGAACCTGAACCATATCTTCAGAAAACATTTCAACTTCGTCGGTGTAATCGATCATTTCACCGTAGCGAGAAAAGGTAGTATCAATCGTAACTTTCTTGATTGAACGTTTGTTCGTTGCACCAGAACCTTCAGTCAACGATGCACCGCTACCGTCAGTGGCATTCAGACCTTCAGAAACATCAGCGATGTTACGGGCAGTCAGGTAGCCTTTGGTAGCAAAATCACCATCAGTGACTTCACGATCATAGATATGCAGCCATTTTGAGACCTTGTACGTCATACCACGTTTAAGAGGCATAGAACGTCGATCAGCAAATTGTGCGTACACAGCTTGTGCGTTAGCGGCTTTTACACCAGCTTTGTCGTAGTAGTGAACAATTGTGTTCTGTCCGTGCGTACTAGCACCGGAAGGACCACCATAAACATTATCAGTCATCTTTTAATTCCTCAGTTTTTCGACATCAGGTTTTTGTACCAATCGTCGAATTGCTCATCATTGTCATCTTCAAGGTAATCGGTAACGCCCTTTTTATCAGCGCGTGTCCGAGTCGATGCAGCTGCACGTTTTCTTTGAGCTTCTGATGATGCCTGAACAGAATTGTCTACCATTTCTTGTGTTTGCTTATTAGCGTTATTGACAGAATTTTTTGCTTCGTTTTCTGCCTGGCTAACTTGCTCACCTGCAAGCATGTAGTATTCAATGTCTGATTTGGTATTTCCATCCAGCGTTTTCAGTTTGGCGGCTACTGGTAAAACTTTATCGTACAAGCCACTCTTAATGTCGTTGTGAAGTCCTGAAATCATGTCAGGATTTTTCGCAAACTCACTTCGAGAAGCTGGGTCCCATCTGTTTTGAATAACATCTACTGTTGTCGTGTACTCAGGATCAGAACTGATCTGGCTAGTTACTTCCTCAATCCTTTGCTGGTATTCAGACTTGCCATACTGAGTAGGACTGTAGCTGTTTTCTTCAACATCTCCATCAATATCCAGTGGGTCAATATTGTGGGTTTTCATTAAGTTCTGAATTGCGTCTTTGTTGCCTTTTAAAGCATCAATCGCAGTATTGAACTGGCTTTCGGTAATGCCTTCCTCTTCCATTGCAGAAATCATTTTCCGGTATGGAGCGATTTTCTGCATTTTCTGAGTGTAGTTCATCGCCTTACCGAATACGGTTCCGAACTGATCGAAAATCTCGTCTTCAGTAAATTCGTATTCTTTACCGTCAGCAGTGTATTTTCGTACTTTTGCTTTACTGGCTTTATCTTCTGATTCTACATCCGGATCTTTATCATCATCACCATCATTATCATCATCATCAT